CAGCTAACGTTTTCGGGCTTGGCGAAGTGGCTGAACCCGATGCTCAATAGAATTACTAAACTTTAAAATTAAAAACGAATGATTGATAGGATTACTGAACAGCCATTTGATATTGTTTTTCAGGCATTTGTGATTTTTTTATTCGTCAAGCCTGGTGTTATGTGCAAGGCTACGAAACTGCATCTAAACGAGCATTTGTTATTTCAATAGCTTTTGGATTAATGTCGCAACCTATAAAATTTCGGTTTAGTTCTTTACAAACTACTGCTGTTGTGCCACTACCTAAATAATAATCTGCTACTGTATCTCCTTCGTATGAATAAATAAGCAAAATTCTCTTTATTAATTCAATAGGTTTTTGTGTACTGTAACCGATTCTTTCTTTTGCCATCGGGTTTATATTTGCTATGTCAGTCCAAACGTCATCTAATGAAGCATCTGTTTGTATATAATACATCAATTTTCCGTTTTCATCTTTTTTTTGAACCGCTTTTTTTTGAATACTATCCCAAATCCTAACTGTTTGCTTTTTAGGTTTTTCTTTTTCATAAAAAAGTTTATTGAATGTATAGTTATTACCTTTTGAGTACACTAAAATTGTATCGTGATTATTTTTCAATGAAGTAGTCTTGCCACAAAACTTTTCATAATCCCATATAATTTCATTTTTAATAAACCCAAAAATATCATCCATAATAATTCTAATCCAATGAGAAATATTGTAATCCATTTGTAAAACAATTACTCCGTTTTTTTTTAGCACTCGTTTCATTTCAATAAGTCTTGGTAGGTAGTGGATTTCTATTTCACTTCTAATCGGTTTTAAGTCTTGGTAATCTCCAAAGTTTCTACCTGTTCCGTAAAGAATATCGCAGTAAATCAAATCTACGCTTTCATCAGGTTGCGACAAAAGGAGTTCAAGGTTATCAACCGCCCTGCACATAACACGGGTTTGGCAAAATGGCTGTTCAGTAATCCTATCAATCATTCGTTTTTAATTTTAAAGTTTAGTAATTCTATTGAGCATCGGGTTCAGCCACTTCGCCAAGCCCGAAAACGTTAGCTGCTATGCCTTTGCAGACGTTCAATAGCATATCTATAACCTTCCTCAAATCCTTTGTTGTAGTAATTGTGAACATACGAACCATATTTATCCTTATGCTTTTGATATTCTTTTCGTGCCTTATTTCTCATATTTGGTCTGTGTTCCAAAATGGCACAAGCAGCTAACAAGGTATTGCCGTCATTGGCTGCTTTAATGCTTTTAATTGTCTTTGGTGCTTTCATTATCTTTAGTTTTTTAATTGAACATTTGTGCTAATTTATCGCCAACGAACGGCAATACCCGATACGTTAGTAACCATTTTCCCAGTACGATGGGTGTTCTAAATTTAATTGCTTAAGTTCTTCTTTTGTCTTTTGAACAGTTCCTGCATTTATTGCGTTCTCGCACATAAAAATACCTTGCCAACAGCTCGCTTGTAAACATTCGCTACAAACGGTTACTAACACGTGTTTAACGTCATTGCCTTTTTCTTCGTTTGATACGTTTTCAGTATTCATAATATTTCTGCTTTTAAGTTAATTTATCTGTTATTTAAGGTCGGCAACGAACGCCAACCACCACCGTTATGCGTCAGGCTAAAGAACGACCTGCCAACGCTTCAAGTTCTGAGTGAATAATCCACTTTTGAGCAATTAAGGCTTCTAATCCTAATTCATTAGAAGTCATATTTACCAAAAAACCTTCATCATTTGTGCCTTTACAATAGACTGTTAGTTTTACATTTTCGGGCATTTTGTTTTCCCAACACAAACCATCAGCGTTTTTGTCTTTTGGATAAATATCTGTGAACTTGTCCAAATGGTCGTAGCATAATTGAACTACTTTGTTTTCTTCGATTTCTTCTTTTGTCATTATATTGATTTTAAATTTGTTACTAAATAAGCCCGAACGCATAACATCGGTTTTGTGCAAGTGGGGCTGACGTACTAAATTGAATATCAGTAATTCTAATCGGCTTTGGTACTAAATTCAGCATTTGTACTACTAAATCCCCACCTGCACAAAGCCACAATCCGTTATAACCAATAGCTACGATACGGCTTCGTAACGAACTTTTAGCCCTAAATACATGGCAATTGTATGTTCTATAATCGCCCCCTTACTATCAATCCAATTTGAAAGCATGAATATTTCATCACATTCGCAAAGGGCTTTTACATCTTCTTTCATGTAGCTATGCCAGCTTTTATCGTGTTGGTGGTTTAAAGTCATTGGGTTTACTGTTTCAAAGCCCTTTGCTTGTAGTTCTGTTTCAGCTTTTGCAAATAATTCGGGGGCTTCATTTTCGATGCCTGAAATTTTTCCGCTGATGTAAATTTTTGTTGCCATGTATTTTATCGTTTTTAAATTAAAGTTTCTACTCATTAACCGCTACTGGTTATAACAGCGGTTTTGTGCTATTTGCCCCATTAAGTTTGTCGTAAAATTGAAACCTTGTGCAAGGGCAAACAGACACAAAGCCGCAAACCGTTATAACCAATGCCGATGACGTGCTTTTCTGTCGGCTGACTTTTGGTTTAAAGCCCACAAGCTATTTTCACCGTAAAAAAATTCGGTTAATCCTTGTGATTTGTATCTTTCTCGTTCTGCTTTAGCTAATCTTGCTTTGCGTTCTTCATCTGTTTCTTTTGGCTCTCTAAAATCAGGTGTTGTTCCAGATGTATTGCCATAGGCTAAAGCTGTCATCATTGCAGCCATACCTAACATTTTTTTCATTCCACTCATTTTTTTACTATTTTATCGTTAAACAATGGCACTGGTTATAACAGCGGCTTGGCGGCATTAAAACGACCGCCAAGCCGCCAACCGTTAGCGGTCATTGCCTTTTGCGTATCAGTCCTTTCTGAATATACTCATTAATTCTGCTAACATCTTTAATTCTATCAGTTGAAATAGGAATCCAACTATTAATTTCAAACGGTGTACCTTTATCGTCTATTAGCATTTCGTATTCAAAATCAGGCAACGAACCGCTAACAATGTGTTTATTCAATTGCTCACTTTCGTAGGTATCAACAATTTTTTTTGCTTCTAAGTAAATTTCTTCTGTTATCATAATTTGTAGTTTTTAATCGCAACTAAATAAACACTTGTCCGTTACCGCCAATACTACTGACGGAACTCTGGAATAATACCCAGATAAAAATGCCTACCATTCACAATTGAAGTAGTCATATAGTATCCGATAGGGTCTCCATCTTCTGAATCTTCGTGTCTTTCACAATCACCGCCTTGTGTCAATCCACCTCCTAAATATTGTGGTGGCACACATTCACCGATGTACAACCTTAAATCCTCGTCTATTTCACAAGGCTCTGTTAGGTACTTATCCAAATCTAAATCTGACTTTTCCCATCCTTTTAAAGTTTTCTTTGGCATTTTTATTTCTGTTTTAAGTTAAATTTTCGTTTAATAAACCGTACTGGCGGTAACAGCAGCTATACGCAATTTTTCCAACGCTCAAAGCCAACACGCAAACTGCGCATAGCTGCATCACGTTATGTGCAATTTTCTTTTTCATTTTTTTTCCCACCGCACAATGATTAAATGATTAATCGAAGTTGCATATAGCACAATTTTGTTTTTCAAAGTTCACTTCCCAATCTTCACGACCAAATGATAAATAAGTTTTAATAAAATCTTCTTCATCTCTGCCCCAGTGCTTTTTTAGTCTGTTGCTTAAATCAACTGCCCTTTGCCAATATTCAGGGTAATGTATTCGCACCAATTCAAAATCCGACTTCTGCATATTTTTGCATGGTAAGCAGTTGTTATGGGTAAATACTCTTTTCCCTGCTTCGTTTCTGATGTCGTAAATTTTCGGATACCAACCTATTTTTTCTTTCACAATTCCAAAACACCATTCATTGTCTTTATCTATAATTGGAAATGCTTTGTAATAAATCATGTTTGGTGCATTGACAAACATTCGCTTTTCCCTTCGCCTTTCGTTTCTCACATAGCCCACCAAATCAATTTCAATTCGTTTTTCTGCCATGTAATTTACAATCGGAATTACTTTTAATTCCTTTGTGCAAATTGGAATAGCTGCCGGGTGTGGTATCATTTTCATTTTCTCAAAATGAGCAATGATGCTATTCCAAGTTTCTTTGTAGAAAACGGTTTTGAAATTTTTCTTTGCAAACTCAACCCCTGCCAAAACAAAATCTCTTGTGTCTGGGCTATGTTCTTCAAAGTGTGCATAGAATAAATGCAACTCCAAAGGCTTTTTTTCTTCTGCTATTTCAGCCAACCAACACAGCACAGCCATTGAGTTTATGCCACCTGATAAACCAATCATAATTTTCTTATCTGAGAAATCACCTTTCTCAATCATAAGTGCTGCTGTATCTCTTTCAAATAATTCTATCTGCATACTTTTAATGATTAAATTGATTAATTGCCCACGCACAAAAAATGAAAAAGAAAACAGACACATAACAGCACCTAACCAAAATTGGCGGCTTAGCGGTAAATTGAACTGTATTGCTTCGTATCATCATTTGTGCTTGTTTGAAAATTTGTACTTCGTAATCGCCAACTTCGGTTAGCCGCAAAACGTTAATCAAAACCTAATCCATGCACCAATACTTGGCGCAAAAGTGAAATGGTTACTCATTGTAAGTTCATACCTGATCGCGATATCCCTGTTTACTTCCTGAATGATACTGCCCCCGAATGTCATGCCATGACCAACGCGGTCAGATTCATCCGTCGGCATTGAGGTAAGACTGTATCCAATGATTAACCTTGCGGTGATGTCTTTGTCAAGTTCAAAGCTGTAACCGGTGCGAACCTGGAGCACCTTAGGAGCCGATACTTCCGGCGAAAGCGTGATGATCTGATTGTATTCGAGGAAAGATGGTCCAATGTTCCTGCCAGCCGTTAAGTTGGCGGAAAGGTATGATGAACTTCCTGGGACGTAGCCCAACGCAAGCGAGGCGTAGCCGTTGTGTTTGTTTATTTGGGCAAAGGAGGCCATGGAAAAGATGATCAGCAGTAGGGTGATGATGGTTATGGTTTTCATTGCGTTTAGTTTTTAATGTGAAATTTTGAAAGGATTGATATGACTAATTTTTTGATCTGATCAATCTTTGAAACCGGGACACGAAAGGAAATCGTTTTTGTTGGCTCGTTGTACTTGGCTTTCCGGCCTGATGATGCTTGTTTTCCGCCGCGTGATTGTTTTTTCATTATCTTGCTGCGCTTTTTAATGCGTGTTTATGTTCTTTGACATATTCAATCTTTTTAGCATCAGGATATTTTTCTTTCAGCCATTTTTTTGCTTCGGTAATTCCAAAGGAAAGTTCTGATTTTATTTCGTGATAACTTACCCTACCTGAAAAGGTTAGTTTAAATTTCCGTTTCATTGTATGCCGAACGGTTTTAAAATGTCCTGAAAAATTGGGTTGAGACTTGACGGTATGTTTTTGCTTTTCAGGTAGTCCTCAAAGGCTTCGTATCTATATTCTGCGTGGTCGCCAACGATTACGTATTCTTCCCTTGCTGCATCAAACGCTTTTCTTTCTTCCTGTGTCTCAAGATTCATTTCCACTATTTCTGATAGTGTGAAATCTGAAATTATTTGCCCGTCCTTTGCTTCATCATCTTTTACTATGCAGCTTACTCTTGTTCCTCTGATTTCGTGAACTTCCAACCATTGACCGTTAAGGTTTTTGTAGTTGCTTTTGGTTTGAATTTTTGCTTTCATGTTTTGCATTTTGATTGGTTAAATTATACAACAAAGATGCTACTATAAAACGTATAATCCTGATATTTCACCAATTATTTTTATACAATAATTTCAGGATTCTTACTAATCGCTATAACGCCGTCCTTAATCCAATAGGAACAACAACATCAGGAACCGGGCGCACCAAATGCCCGCATTGATACCCACCGGCATATACCGGGAAGTTGTACTGATCCGTTCCGGCAATAAGCCCATACGGCAGTCCTGTCTTATCATATACGGCAATCTCTTTTCCGTCAATATCCCCTTTCAAAACAGTTGTAAACTCTGACCGGTGTATGTACCGCTTCTTAACCATGTGAACACAGAACTCCCGCGAAGTCTTAATAAGCGATCCTGAGTATTCAAACCAATTCCAGCCCAGGTCATCAGATACAATTTGCCCATACTGCCGGTTGTACTGATTGATTGAATCGGTTACAATCTGCTTACTATACTTCAACAGCTTGCCATCCCCTGCATCTGTATTCGTGATAAACTCCCGCATCTGACCTACAAACTTCGTAATGGTCCCGCCGCCGGTGATATTTTGCCTGAGTATATCCTGTATGGGCTTTATAACATTTTCAGTGATGCCGCTTTCTGTCAGAGACTCTAATGCTGAATCAATAGACTGTAATTTTATCTCCTCATAAACCTTGCCGGCTGAAAATTCTGCTTGTAATGAATTAAAATACTTGTTTTGAAGTGCCGAAACGTTGTCGAACTGTTTAATGTACTTTGATACATTTTTCAGGTATTCTTTGGAAAGTATGATCTTTCGAAGCTGTGTCTTAATCTTCCCAATGGTGCGGATATTGGCAATGTTATTCTTTATCCGGCCATTGCTTACCTCGAGGTCTTTTATCAGGCCAACCACCTCTGCAAATATCTTATCCTGAATCCCAGGGACGGCTTTAATAAAGTCGTTTACCGAGGATTCGAGTACATAAGTTAGCGCATTTACTATTTTGTCGGTTTCGGTCATGCAACATCATTCATTACTTCTTGCTTCTCTGAATTAGCCTTAATGATCGCATCAGCATAGCCGGCAATAGTCTTAGCCTTTTCTTCGTACGACTTAGCCGCAAATTCAGCATCTGCATTCATGGCCATCTTTACAAATGATGCAATGTTGCAGGATATGATGTAATCCTTTTCAGTAATTCCGCCGTTTTGCAGTTGTAACACCTTATCATCCTCAGCAACACCGGCCAATGGATTGAGGATGTAGATATTTACCATGAAATCCTTTGTCTTATCATCAGCGTTGAACTTGGCATTTGCGTAGTCAATTTCCAAGGCCGATACGATAGATGGATTCACCTTTGCATTTTTGGCTGAAGTCAATTCCTGCAAAATGTAGTTAGATGAAATCAGGTCGAACTTTTGTGGAACCGGTATCTTTGGCAACTGCTTTTCTCGCTTATCTTTATCAACATTCGCGTAGCGGTAGTCATTGATCATCTTGTAAACACGATCAATCACCCTTACAATATCCTCTGCAATAGTGGCTACAAAGGTATTGAGTGAATCACGGTCCACCTCCTTCGACACGCCGGATTCAGAAAGCGGCACGTCGGCCAGAAATTCCATGTTGATCGCCGCCAGTCCATCAAAGATATGCGCCTTCACCCTCTTATCCTGAATCTCCACGATCTTCGTGTCCTTCGTGACATATCCCACAAATGGGTTAGGCAGTGCCTGCTCTGTGGCTGAATTAGGCCTTAGTGAGATATGCTCGTAAGGATTGAATGGTATATATCCGGTTCCCTTGCACGTTTCGCATTGAGATGAAATTATTTGTCCCTCTTTGCCTTTGGTAGTTACCGTTCCGGTTGAATGGCACTTCTTACAGTCCTGGTTAGTATATGACCACATCAGCGAGTGAATATGCTGAACAACCTCTGCTTGTAAGTCTGAATATTCCCTTACCGCTTCATCCCATGAAGGAATACAATTTATAATCCTGGATTCAAAGATGAAATGCCTTTCGTACACTTTAAAGAATTGCGCCCCTATCATAAAGGCCGGAAGATACCCAAGCCCATGCTCAAAAGGCTCGCCTGCCATCATTGCGCCTTTTTCATCAATCTGCTCATACCGTGTTATGGACTGCGCCGTAACTGCATAAAGGATAAGTCCATCCTTCACCTGTCCGCCCTTTGTTTTATAGGTGGAAGTGTTTTGTGAACGCAACACAGCATATTCGCCAGGCATGAAATCCCAAACCTGATCAGAATTGAAAACGAAAGGATATGGTTTGTAATAGTCGGCCTCCTCAACAGTCTGCTCCAATGGCATAACTAATATGACGCTGTTCGGATCAACCACGTAGTTTTTTAAAAGGACATTAAACGCCCAATTTGTAACGCTATTGAAATCCAGCGGGAAGTTCTTTTCGCAATAATCATTAAGCCTTTCACCTTCACGCCCGGAGGTAAGACTTTTTTCATCATACTTCACATACCACCCTTCAGCCTTGCGTATCTTGCCAAGTTCGGTCAGCACCTTTCCAAATGCGCCTTTCGTCTTTGACTTATAAATAGCCTCTCTGTATTTCTTGATGGTGTCTGATTCACCGGGCCTGCGTTCCCCAATCAGTGTTTTTGGAAACTCTCCGTCAGAATGAATTTTAATTTCAGCAGCCATTTTACAAGTTAAAGGGTAGGCCGGATGCCTGTATGGTGATTTGCCTATGTACTTTTCAATCTTAATTTCTTCCATCATTATATTTTTTGCCGTTCGGGTAAGTATTTAATTTTGTCACGCAGTTCAAACGGATGCAAAAGCCCCATTTGCTTAAATACCGATTTTACCCGGTTGTTATAAAACGTCCGCATCCGTGCCGTAGCAACCTTTCCTCCGGCTGAATACATGTAGTAGTTATTCCAAATATCGCTGTCCTGGTAGCCATTGCGGGCATTCACATAGGCCCAGAAAGACGGACGCCACATATCTTTATGTGGGTAGTTGTCCTGTAATATTGAAGCAACAGAAAAAGCAAACTCATCAGGCATTGAGCCGGCAAACTCACGCGGCGCGATAAGCGGAGCGTCCCATGTATCCTTTACCCATTCAAAGTAATTGTGGTTTTTATCTGTCTTTTTAAACCATATCACCTCTGTTGAAAGTGAATAGTACCTGCCTGCCGTAAGCTGATAAGCCTCTTTCAAATCCGATGGCTCCACCCAATACATTGAATTACGCTCGTTCATTCCTGTCAGTTTCTTCCCTGTTGCCATATCAGCAAAGCCATGGTTGGCAATAGTGAAGTCAACTTGCGACAATTCAGCAAACAATTCAGACGGCTTATTCTTCAGCCAAATAGTATCAGCGTCAATAAATAACGTGTCATCAAATGGCGTAAGATCGTAAAGCCTTGTTTTTAGTCGCAAGGCGTGTTCCTGGCCTTCATAGCGTATCATTTCAACTCCATCGAACAAAGTATTGCCTTCAAGCGATTTGAGTGCCACAGCGTCATAAATGAGCGCAATAGGCACGTTTTCCGTCGCCTTAATACTTGCGATCAGGTTATAAGCCATCCTGCCGTAGTACTGATTGCCTGTTGCTATGATTAAAATACCGGTCATGTGGCAGCGCAGTTTGAATTAACCTGATAGTATGGGTAAGGCTTCACTTTAAATGTCCCCATGCCGATATCGGTAGTGAATCCCTCAACCTCCGCCCATTCAATCTCATACTGCCCTTCACTGACATAGCTTGTAAACCGGCTTTCGCCTGATCGCTTCATCCCGAAGTCGTCATGCTTCATGGCAATAGCAAGCCTGAAGTGGAAAGATTCTCCGCCCCAGTCTGTCTTCCCCTGGAATAGTTTTTCAAAAGTTGCCTGTAATGTTTTATATGTGCCGTCTGAAAACCGGAACACATTTTCATTTACCACCGGCTGCGGCTTTTCGATCAGGATAGGCAGCCGGACGATATTGTAAAATTCGTCGTTTGTTTCGTAGTCGAAATCAAAAGCATTTTCAGAGTTTCGGTACTTAATCACAGTCGTATAGCAATCGCTTGCCTGGTACTTAAGGCAGTTTGAACAGGCGATCAAGTCATCTTCATTTGAAGTGATATCGGCCGTGAACACCTCCGCCCCAACTGTTACATTGCCATACACCGGGCCTGATGAATGAATGGTGATAATGCTTATTCCGTAAGGGATAGTTATTTGCAGTTGCACGTTATCCCCTGTTAAATCCTCTATTGCATTTGCAATATCTTGGGCGTCGGAAATATCATAAACACCAGATACCGGGCTTCCTCCAATCACTACCGATATTGTTATGTCAGTTCCGGTTATGCCGGTGAAGTCCTGATAAGCGTAACTGTCGCCGCTTACCCTTACGATGCCTAAGTAAAAACACTGTCCTTCCTCAAGTATTTCCGCAAAGTTGAAATCCTCATTTATTGTTATCAACCCATAGGCCAAATCCTCTGCGCTTAAATGAGACCATAGCACGGTCGCAAATACGTCGGTAGTGGAATAGTAGCCTGTTGGCATTTCGATAATGTCGGCAATGTCGCATTCTGAAAATAGCTTTATGACGTATTCATTTGGCCCTGGCGCGGATTCAACCTCATTTGCAATAAGTTGAAAGAAGATGTCCTCACTCCTTACCACAGGTAGGCAGGCGTTGACTTGCAACACACAATCATCCTCCTCGGCAATGCCGGAGAATTGGATAAAGCTATTTTCAGGCGCGTATATCATTGCTATTCTGTTTCAGGTATCATGTTCCCGATCAGCGGAACAAGAACGCTTGCGCTGATTGCGCCGCTTTCTATGGCCTGATCTAAAACACTTTGGTTAAATGTGTTAAGCTCAATATCATGCTCCTCATTTACATACTCCTCTTTGATTTTCTTAGCCGCTTCAATGTCGGTGTACTTATGTACCACTGTCTGACCGGGCAGCAGTTTTGTTTCTTTGGTAAATAGAACTTCTTTGCCGTCTTCGGTGACAATGTTTGCAAACTGATCACCGACGTAATTAATCGGGTCTCCTTTTTCGTCCTTTTCAAAAAGCATCTTTTGCGCTTCAGTGAAGTCGCTGTCAGCGTGCTTTATTACTGAATTGATCTTTGATAGGTTACGAGCGATCACAAGAGCCAATGATGTCGGCGTCTTTGCCAGTTCGTCCAGTGCTGCTTTAATCTGTTTTAATTGGTCAATCTTCATGATTTATTTATTGGTTTTGGTTTTATGCTGTAAAGTAAATTACTGTTACCTGTAACTGTAATGCAGATGTTGAACCAAAGATAAGAAGTATTTCAAATGCGCTGTCGCCTGAGTTGCGGCGTATGCCTCCGCGTATCGCTGATGGGTTTGCTGTTTGGTTTGCTTCAACCCTTGCACCGGTTATCGGGTACATATATTCACTTGCCGCGTCGCCTGATGCAGCAAGTACGGCAGGAGCGGGCGCGGTTGATGGAAAAGTCACTATGCAAGTTGTATTCGTCGTCCCTGTTGATGTGTATAAAACAGAGATGGTTAATATTACCATGTTGCCAATTCTTGACATGACATACTTCTGAGAAACGATTGTTGACGGCGGTGTGCTGTTCCATGTAAATGTGCCGTCGTAGTCAGCAATAACATCATTGCGGTAATTGGTCAATGTGTATGCTGCCGTTCCACTGGTGTTATTAACAGCCATTGTATAGGCTGTCCCGGTAAGCTGCGTGGCTACGATGGATTTGTTTGTAAGCGTTTGTGTGCCGTCCAATGTGGCTACGCTTGTGGCATTTGTTCCTGCCGTAGTCACTCTTAAATCACCTGTCGAAACCGTTAATACTGCTGATGAATGAGTGATAACAGAGTTGCCGTTAGCGAAGTTGACCACCGCGCCTGATGCAAGGAAAAGGTCGGAAAATGAAAGCGTGCCACTGCCTAATGCTGCGCCGTCATTAGAACCAGGAAGTAAAGTTGTGTTGATCGCTACGGCTGCAAGATTTGATAACGCCGTATTTGCACCTGTTCCTGCTGGTACTGCCCAAGTTGTTACACCTGAACCATTGGTTTGTAAAAATTCACCTGAATTACCATCTGTGGTAGGCAATGTAAGCGTCCAGGTTCCGGCTGCGGCGGCTGATTGTACTGTAACTGTTCCTGAAGTTGCGCCATTGAATTTTAATGTTCCGGTTAGAGTCCCTGCAAGTCCGGCAAATAATCCTGTGGCATCAAAGCCTCCTACCAAAGCACTATTTACCGAAACCCCTATTTCTGCACCTGCGCCTTTTAGATATATCCCCGAACTTGCATCAGACAAAAAACTTAATGATGGTGCAACAATAGAGCCTGAGCGTACTTGTAGTGCGGTATCAGTAAATTGGTGATAGACTAAATTGCTAAATGATATTTCTATTAATCCTGCTGTATTATCATCTATTGCAGGCGTCTTAATCCCATTCGTAAACACCTGCGCCTGACTTGTCGCACCTGTCGTCGCTCCATCAACCGTCAAATACGTCCCGCTTAAACTTGGAATATCAGCCGCCACAAGAACCCTGAATGTCGGTGCCGCATCGGCTCCCGTTGCTGGCCCGGCAAACACTTTATTGGCATTCTGTGTATTGAGCGAAAATGATAAAGCCGGAGTAGTTGTTACCGTTGCTTCAGAGGTCGTGAATAGCGGGGAAAGGTCACCGGCCGAGAAGGATGTGACGGTTCCTGAGCCGCCGGATGGCGCAATCCACGAAAGAACACCGCCGCCATTTGTTGAAAGTATGTCCCCCCCATTACCGTCATTTGTTGGCAATGTTAATCCATATGTGCCTGCATTATCGGCAACATTAATAGTTACAGTGCCAGAAGTTAGCCCGTTAAGTTGTATTTTTCCGCCAACACTTCCATTCGCTCCGAGAAATATCCCATTTGCATCAAACCCTCCTACTAAAACTCCTGCTATTGATGCGCCTATTTCTGTTGTTGATTTATAATAAAATCCATGATTTGAGTTGAATTTATAAGATGGATTTGCCGCTGATCCATCTATTACGGTTATGCCATTGGTATTAATTGCAGCTTTTTGAACTGTTGATATTGTAAATGATATTCCCCCTGTTGCATTATCGTCAACTATCGGAGCCTTTACTCCATTGGTAAATACTTGCGCCTGTGCGGTTGCGCCTGTAGTTGCTCCGTCAGTGGTCAGGAAAGAACCTATTGCGGCAGTAGCCCATGTAAGTACTCCACTACCATTCGTTTGTAAAAATTGTAAATTATTGCCGTCAGTTGTTGGTAATGTTAGAGTATAAGTAGTAGCATCAGGAACTCCAATAGTTACTATCCCACTTGTTGCACCTTGCAACTGTATTTCTTTTGTTTGCAGAAAAGTTGATATGCCAACCCCGCCGCCCGCATTTATTGTTAAGCTATTCCCTGCTACATCAATAGTTGCATCGATGCCAACAAATCCGAGCGTAGAAGTGCCATCGTTCCAAATTAAAGAAGGACTGCTCGTTATCCCACTACCTGTACCATAAACTATTTGCGTAGAAGGCACGGACAAACCAAAAGCAGAAGCTAAAGCAGTTTTTACCGCCCCATGCGTAACCTTTTTCGTTTCCGTTGCTGATGTGTCAACAATTACATAAAGGTCATCATCCGCAAATGTCGCAAGTGCCGTAAGCTGGGAAATCTTTAAATCTGCCATGTCAATTTTTAGTGTTTTAGTCCTGTCTTAATTTTCCTGAATCTTCCTGTAACAAGTAATCTCCATTTTCCTGTAAGATAAAATCCGACACCGTTCCTGCACCCAATGGCAACAACACAAACGTAGCAAGCCCCTGATTAGGCCGGTATTCAATCTCCCTTAAATAGCAATCCTGAAAGTCCGTCTGTTGCCCATACCTGACCTGAATAATACCGCGCGGATTGGCTTTCAAAAGCGAATAATCATCGAACGACAACGGATATTCAAACTCCCATGATTCCAATTTATAGATAGGTAACCCCTCATCCGGCGTTGCAAGCGTGTTGACGGTGATCTCCGGTTCCTGCTCCGATATTACAGCGTCCTCCAATACACAACCATCTTCCAAAAGCCCCTCTGCAAGCGTGTTGCCGGTTCCTGTGGTGAAGTAAAGGCTGCCACTGGTCGAAGGGTCAACATATCCGGCCATGACCTTATTCATCCACCGTAGCAAGTTCCTGATCGGTGAAATACGGTAGTTATACACCGTGTCGGGATCAATGATGTTTGCCGGAGTATCAATATTTCCCTGTTCAACCGTTATCCCGCCGTATTCCCTGGTAACACAAATGATAAAGTCGTCGTTATCATATCTCCAATCCTTTGAAGTTGTTGAAAACTGTTGCCGTGTGATTTCAATGGCATATCCTGACGCAATCAGTTCGGAAATCTTCACTAATGAATTACGGATATTCTTTAACGACGTCCGGTATTTGCGCGACGTGTTAAATTCATCAAGACCACTGAATTCCTCAGCCTCCCATTTCTGATACCCAAATTCGGCAGTCGAATAGTGTTCGTCGGTGATTACCGTCCGCTTTATGTCGGGAACTTTATCACAAATCAAAACGACCGTATCATCATAGAAATAGTCCGCCTGTTCAATACGAAGCCTGTCATATCCTGTCCGGTCGGTATCGGTCTCAATGCCTACGCCCAGGTTATGGATTGCGCTAAGGCTGTCAAATAGCTTCTTAAATGAAATCCTATGACTTGCGTCAGCATTGCGCCTGATTAATAACCCATTTGTGATGACCTCAAGGCTGCCACAGCCATCTTCAGCCGCGTCGTAAGGTTCGCTATCCGTGCGCCCGAAATAATCGCTGTAAACGCGAAGGCATTTGTTTGTAATGCTTTCCGTTATCCGGCTCAATGCCTCATTCACCATTGACACGCTGGCATTGGTGGATGAATAGTTTGTTTCAAGTGTTACACGGAAATAGCTTTCTGATTGATCGGTGACGGTGAAATTTATTTGTAGTTCGGATGGGTCAAGCGGAATAATCCTGCTGTAAGTGCCTGACACCTGAACCCGCCAATACATAGAAACTTCATCCCCGGTTAAAAGTGCTGATGGGAAAGCCCCGGAAAAAGTATAGTCAAAGGCTTCATTAAATGTCGCATGACAGCCGGAAAATGTATCCGTGTCAATGGTGTGAACAGATGTAGATAAATCAGATGGCCTATACCTGATCATCTGTAATGTTATTACAACGTCCTCAAAATCATCCGTGCCACAGCCATCAAGTGTTAAGTTGGTAAGGAATGCAGTTAGTGATATGGTCGCCTTTTGCCTGATATTAAACACCCAGTCCGGCGATGGGTCGCCGGGGATAGCCTGAGCAACCCACAAAGGAGTGGCCGTTACATCAGTAACACTATCGCTTTCTCCTGCAATATGGTCTTCATTGATCCCATTGAGTTCATTAATAACATCCGTCGTCTTTAGCCAGATGTAAGGCTCAAATTCAATAAGCCCAATTCCGGTGTCGCTCCTTTCAGCCGTTTGAATATCACCGTCAGCCTCATCAGCATATAGCCATTCGTCAGTTTTTAAAATTGTTTTCGATGGCAGCAATATTTCTTTGTTGATCCATTCGTAAGGCTCCATCGTTTCGCCGTCCAAAGAAACAAGCGAACTCAATTCTACTTCCTGGTCTTGCCTGTTCTTAAAAGCCGAAAGACAGCTGTCATCTTCGATAACAACCTCCACAAAGCAAACATCTGATTCCTGAAATTGAACTTTTGTAAAATTTAGCTTCCCAGTGTAGAAATTCACATAATCATCCCCTGAATTACATTGAACGTCAATGATAATTCGCTGATAAGCCTCTACGCCGTCAGCATCATAGGCCGTCTTGATGATATTATACCCAAGCCCATAAAACTTAAGCGGAATGGAGTACTCAAAGAATACACCGTGCAATATCTTATCCCGCTTGAAATTGAAGACGGCATCAGCCCATCCAACAGGGTTTTCAATCTCTGTTGCGGTATAACCACCGTCCTCTAAATAGAATTTCCAGATCATCCGTTCCAGGTAAATTTATCATCCCAATACTTACGCCTGCTTAACCCTTCGTCCATGTGCTTCTGAAATCCGCGCTCATCAATATTCACCGCTACTTTTGGGTGACGTTCTATTTCAGCCCCTATATGCTTTGCAATGGATTTCCCAAGTGAATTATAGTCCACTTGTTCACCGCTTCTGTTCGTGATGTATTGCGTCAGCACCTCATCAGGAATATGGGGCAACATTTCCGGGAAGGCAAAAGGATTTTCAAAAAATTGCTTTGTGTCACCGGCATTGAATATCTGATAGCCGCCTTTGTCGTACAATAATTCAGGGCCTTCTTCACCGACAACCTTAAATCCTGCCGGTGCCTTCTTTGTTCCTTTCTTGAATGCCGGTATAGGCTGCGCTAACACTGTGGCAAGCTGGGCTGCACCAAGTGCGCCAATGGCAACCGATAACACTGTTGCAAGTATTCCGGTTTGTGCTGCGACTTTTGAGATGGCAATGGCTGTATTTATTACGATATTGAACGCGGCAGCCTCTTTATCTGCAACGGCCTGTTTGCGTTTCAATTCAGCGATTTCCTTAGCGTACTTCTGTTCCGAAATACGACCTGAATCAAGCCTTTGCTTAAGATTGTCCTGCTGTTGGGCATTTAATGCCGCGCCAAAGGCAAATAGCTGATTTCCGAACTGTATGGATGTATTAAGCAGTTCTTGTTTAAGTTGTTGGTCAAGTGCAACCTGCTCTAATGATTCATCCTGCCTGATCTTGAGTCGCGCCTGCTTACCCTGTTCGGCAAGATTTGTTTTAAATCGCTCAACTTCTGCGGCTGAAATAGCTTCCGGGATAGCTGAAACGGTTGTCCCCACACTGTCTGCGCCGCCTGTAGGAATGGCTTTTAAGTCTTCATTGGATTTCCTTGCCAATGCCTCAATATCTTTATAATACTGAGCCGCAAGAACTCTTTTATCATTCACAAGTTTATTAAATTCGGCAGTGTCTGAATTGCCTGAATTTTTCAAAAGTGTAAGCCGTGAATCAATTAGATTCTTTTCAAGTCCAAACACTTCAGTAAGTGTTGCGCCCCTGATCTTGGCTAACTTGATTTGCGTTTCTAAATTGTTGATGATATTCTCATTGCCGGTATTTACAACCTCGTTTGACCTTTTTATCGCTGCATAAAAGGCTGCGGAAGAATCCTCTACTAATTTCTTTTGTCTTGCAAGTTCCGCGTTTTGCTTTTTAAGCGATTCAGTACTGTCGTCCGTGCTTTTTACAAACTGATACACCGCCGTAACTGCCAACGTCAAAGCCGTAGCAATGGCAACAATAGGATTGAGGGCAAGAACCCGGTTCCATGCCGCTGTTGCAATAGTGGCAAGTGATGTGGCCCCTGAGTAAAGCCCTGTAACGGTTGCTGTGGCTGCCAACTGTAGCCGCCTGGCAGCAAGGACAACGGCGGATTCTTTTTGTAGCAAATTGGCAATCTGTTGAACACCATTTGCAACAGCCATCGCCGCTTGAACCTTCAATAAAGCCTTTTGTAAGTCCTGGTTTTCGCCGCCGAGTAGGGCAGCGGCTCCCTGGGCTACCGAAAAAGCCGAAGCAAGGCCAGAGACAGCCCCAACAACGGCATCAATGTTTTTTGTATCGGAAGCTAAGGCGCGTATTCGCTTGGAAGTGTCGCCTACCTGGTCCTCAAGTTTGGCAGCCTGGATAGATAGCTTTTCAAAAGCAGCGGTTCCTCCAAGTCCGGCCTGTTCCATCTGCGCCAGTTCATTGCGCATTGCGCGGACTTGCGTTGACAGCCGGACCGTCTTTTCTGTTGCCTGATCGGTAGCAGTGTTTAGTTTCTTGATCTGATCTTCAGCAGCACCGGTTACAATGTTTTTTGAAACGTCGGCGGCAGCCTTAGAAAGATTCTGCATTGAAGCGGTAGTGCTGTCAATGATTTCATCACGCTTTTGTAGCGCGGCATTTGTTTCAGCGAATTGCTGGGCCGTGGCTTCGTCAATAGAGCCTAAAGCACGTAATTGATCTAATGTGGATTTTGATTCCGGGGAAAGTTGGAGGTCAAACTTTATGATTACATTGTCTTGCGCCATCGCCAAAAGAGTTTTCTTGTTCTACTCTTGTTGGCGGCTCGTTTTGCGCCCGATATATGGTTAATGTAATCATCTTCTTTTCTTGTTTGCTTTTTCCGCCGACTTGCGTTCCCTTTCGGCCTCTTTCAGCTTTAACTCCCGCAAGATAATATATTCTCCTAATGTTGTACCACGTCTAAGTGATTCAAGCCGGCCAGCTTCACCTCCGGCAAGCCAAATTTCTTCCTCAAATCCTTTCTTTTCTCTTTGTCCACGATGCAAGCCAAATGAGATTCCAAATGTGCCTCTGTTAGCTTGTTTATTGTTTCCACGACTACCTCCCATGATACTGGATGCTTTGGCAAAAATGGTATTAGCTGAATGAGTGGTTGCTGCAAAAAAAAATCTTTCATGCCTGCCGTTTTCTTCCAAAATTCAATCTTCTTTTCGGCATAACCAGGGTCAAAGTTGTAAGGGCTTTCGGATTCATCAAAAAATACTACACTGGCAAACTTCCAAATGTATTCAGGCGGATCAATCCATTTGAGCCGTTCCTTTAACTGATTATTCAGTGTTTGCAATGTGTTTAGTTCAATAACTCCTTTCTTTGGCGTGTTAAGAACGTCGTCAACGGCTGCAACATGAAGTTCCAGGAACTCCCTGTTTACCCGCATTGCTAATTCATCGTAATACTTCAGCGCATTAAGCCCGCGAAGGTAGGCTGCATTGAAAACGTCCTGAAATTGGAAATACTTTTTGTTGCCAATGGTGAAGGCTTCAACAATTACGTGTTGGGTCTTTTCCGGGAATTGGGCGGATTTTTGGCGGAGGATATTTTTTAGGAATTGGAGCATTAAATCTTTTTCAGCGTTTCTTCAATCTTAGAAATAAATGCAGTTATCGTCTTGCGCCCATTCACCCTGACGGCAAATGTATTCTTGTTCGGCTTCACTTCGATCATCTTATCTGGCTTTGCCTCACAGATGTAAAGGAACTTATACCCCGAACACGCCCCGCAAAATTCTTTCTTTAGAAAACTCCATCCGTGCTGTGAAAGTATGTCCTCGTAACTCATTTTTCAAAGTATGGTGAATTTCTGAAGTAGTCAATGACTGAATTAAGTACCGTGTTTACACCTGTCACCGCCAACACGAACAAAAGAATGTTAAAGTTACAACTCCATTGAGCAACCCAAAAGAACGATCCCCAGAATGACGACATACATATCAGGCAAGAAAAAAGCGGCTTTGTCCACGCGGCATTATCATATCTGGCAACAAGTGGGTTAAATATCATTCCGTCCTGAAACAATATCCAAATGCCGGTGATTTGCAGTGAAGTGAGGAGTACTTCTGAAAGCATTTTGTAAAAGTAAATAAAATGTTTGAATTGTAGTATCCAATAATTATATGATGCTATTCATGCTTACCTAATATTAACATTATAGGAATTCCAATATTTTTATTATTTTTGACGAATGGATAAATTGATACCAACCAAGCCGTCAAATAGAACGCCTTCTCCTGAATCCTTGTATATTTTTTACGAAAGTTACTTCCTGAAAATCCTTAATAAGTTTAGAAAGCATCAATGTAGCATAGGTGTTTTTATGACAGCTTATGCAACATTGTATAATATTGATTTCTCCTTTACGGATTTAAAGAATGAATACGATAAAGCATTTAATCAGGAAACCATTTATGAAAATCCAATATTTTATGCACAGCCAATAGAATCAGTACAAAATCAGAATGAATACGTTGTTATTGATAAACTTGGAAACAAAAAAGTCAGAAAGCACAAAATTGTTATAAAATGAGATTCGAAGATTTAGACATAAATAAAATTAGGAATTATGCCTACGCAAAAATAAAACGGCATAATCTCCAGCATGAAATAAATGATCTCATAAACGATGCTTATATATTTCATATTGAAAAAGGATTTGATTTTAGCTATGATCTTTTTACTAATTCTATAAATTTTATTGCGCTCCAAACTCATAGTAGGCTTGAAGTGGAATTGCCACAAATATCAGTACCAAAAGGAACAAAAGAAAGGTATATTGAAAAACAATGCAAAATATGTTTAGAAATATTGCCTGTTGATAAATTTAGGTTTGATGAAACAAAAGAAGGCCAGAGATTTTATAGAAACAAATGTAAAAAATGCGAAGGTGAGTTTTATACAAAAACCCCTTACAATAAGGAAGGCAGGAAAAGGGCTTATAATAAGGTTAAGTCAACTCCTGTTTATAAATTAGCTAACAAGAATAATTTCAGAAAGTATGTAAATGAAAATAGAGATAAATGGAATAGTTATTTGGTTGAAAGATCAAAAAGAGAAAAGGATAATTTAACAGATGCCTACATAAGAAAATTATTGCGTCATAAATATAATACGCATTTTTTAAAATCAAATCCTGAAATTATTTTGCAACACAGATTAAATCTCATGAAAAAAAGACAGTAATCTGCTGCAACAAAACAATACTTTTCCCTGGTATCACCCCATCAAAGGGGAACGAAACGGCCATCTTCTTTACATCAGCCAGGTAAATAATCCCTTTAAACTTATCCACAGGAACACCATCAAAGCGAAATTTTGAAAGGCTGAAATCCTTTTCAGACAAATGCGAAAGGTGTACGACAAAAATATCATTACGCCTCACTGCCAACCCTTCGATATTGCATTCCTTATTGACAAACCATGTCATCTGTTCGCCGCCCATGACAAACAAATCAATCATCAAGTGATCGTTACAATGATGCAATCATACTCAATATCCAATATTTCAAACGTGGCAGGCTCCCTTTCATAAAGGGAAATTATCTCCTCCGCTATAAACGTGAAACTACCGGCATTCCTGTTAAAGAAGAATGAAGGAAAGCCCAAGTCCTCATAATCGCCGTCCGTCGGGTTCGTGATGATCAGAATATCCCCATCGCCGTCAGCCGTCGCTTCAAATGAGTATTCAGTTCCGAATTTATCGGACACCGTTATCTCATAATCAGTCCCTGCAATAAGGCCAGGTAATACAATGTCGTCGCATTCATCAAATGTTGCGGTGTAACAAGTGGAGCAAGTTGTCATAAGTCAAAAGTAATAAATGTTTATGTAAGTAGGTATTGCTTTTCAAAGCCTGAAAGTTCCATATTACAAACATACCGCCAGCAGTCCAAGACGTCTGATTGCTGCTTCGGGTCCTTCCTGTCTTCCTTCAAAATTGTCCCATCAGCCAGCGATTGCACGTTTTCCAAGTCGAATATCAAATCCCTGGCATTCTGTTCATCTATTTCAACGGTGTAGTGTTGCAAAATAAGATTAACCAAAGTCCGGTTATCTTCCAGCCGGGGATTAACACGTGTCTTTATTTGTCCCGGCCCAATCCTTAGCTTATGCTGAATCATGGTGTAGTGTGTCACCTGTTCCTTAAGAATTGACTGCCTGTTATGGCCTGAGTTATCCCCTGTGACAATGTAAAGCGACCCGGGGTACTTTATCAGTATCCGGTTGCAAAGTTCGTCCACGCCTGAGTTAGGTATCTTTATTGATTCCAGCGCCCTGATTGTGTTATGTGGCCGGTCGTGCTGTACCACCACGCAAGATATGGGATTCCTATTGAAGTCAAAGGATATTATTAGCGGCAGCGTATGGTCAACTTGTAATCCGGGTTTAACATGCTTTTTTCTGTCAAAAGCAAACGCCCACGGTGATTCATTAAGTTTGTTACCCCATAATCCAAGCGTGAACACATTGTACCAATAGTAATTGGTTTCGGCAAATGATTCATGTATGGCAGTCCGTTGCGATGTTATGAATGGGTTGTCATGGTAAGTGGTATGGGTTGCCCTGTAGGTCAGTTCAAAGCTTTTGCCCCCGGCTGAATATTGCTTTGTGTTGGTGAATGATTTTTCAGCCGTATGCGAAAAGAAGTTTTTATAAATCCAAAAGTCGGTATAATCAGGCGTGTCACATTCCGGATTGAAAGTAAAATCTAACTTTATGCGCCCCTGGTTGGACCGGAGCGAAGATATCAGGAAGATGAAGTCTTCCTCTGTTATCTGATTGCCTTCCTCCACCCATGCGCCTGATGGGTTGGAAATAGATTTCAGCTTTGCCGGCTCATCCAGTCCACGCGCAATAAACTTATTGCCGTTTACGCAACGGATTTCCAAAGGTGAAACATTAAACACAAATAGCGATTCTAGCCCCCATTCATAAACCACGTCTTTGATGGTCTGAAATTGGCTGTCCTTAATCGTGTTTGCTCCTTTTCTTACAAGAATATATCTGAAATAGTCTGATTCCAGGCATCTAAGCACAAGCCTTTGGGCTTCGTCGCGCGACTTCCCGGAATCCCGGCCTCCGTAGATTAGGTCAATGTCAATACCGGTGTCATCGCGTAAGTGTTGGTAGCAAGGGAGGAAAACGTCTTCGTCAACTTCAATCTGAGTTGTCAACTGTGGGCTGATCTTTTTTGCGTGTGGTTATGACAAATTTCATTTCGCCTGAATTCTCTACCTCAAGCCTGTCGCCGTATTTCTTTGGAGCCAGCTTCGACGCAATCCATTTACGAGCATCAACACGGAGTCGTGACCGGTTTATATTGTCGTGATTCGTGATGATATTTCCATCCTGATCAACCTGAGTATCATTTGTTGAATCGTCAGCTATTTGTATGATCTCATGTGCCATCAATTCAGCTTGCGCCTCTCTTGCGCGCGCGTATTTGTGCTGAAAATCTTTTTTGTCCGGGTCGCTTAACCAAGTGAAAATCGTTCTAAATCCTGGGAATCCGTCATTTTCACGGCATATCTTATGAAGTCCGTCGCCTGAAGTAGCTATCTTTTCGCAAATAGCGTTAATGACTTCTTCACTGTATAATGTTGGTCTTCCCATTTTATCTTTTCACGTGAAACCATGCCATAACTCTCGCAAATATACCAATTTTAACTTTACAGTTTATTGCAGGATATTCACCGAACCGCAGGAAATTGTCAATTTCAGAAGGCGTTATCGGCTCCATTGTGCAAATTGGTTTTGCATTCGGGATTCTAAGATAGTATAGTTTTGGTAAAAATCCAAGTGTTGACATTTGTTGTTAATGTCGTCCTGGCACTTGTTACGGCTGTGAATTATTGTTGAATGATCTTTTGGCTTTCCTTCCCCTTGCCACATATAGAACGCAAGTCGCTTAAGGCTTACGTCTGTCAGCTTTGTAGCAAAATGTATTATCAGGTTGCGGGCAAATGTGTATTTCCTTTTCCTTGATCGGTTGGTTAATAGTTGATAAACCGGGATTCCGACTACTAAGCAGACCTCAGTTATTATCTTTTTAACGGCTGTCTCCGTGTCCATGCTTATTTCAGATGGCTCAACCCCGCTCAATAGTATGTGATACCTGATGTGGTTTGCTGTCGGCTTTGGAATTTCTGTCGTGTTGATCATGTGCTGGTAGTACGTGACCAATTCAAGTTGTTCGCTGGTTTGCATTTTTTGGTTTGTTTTTTAAAAAGGTTATTTATTAAATTCTACTATTCCATCCATCCAATCATAAAGCGCCATTGACTTCGCAATAGCCCTGATTTCAGCCTGTTCGCTTGAATGAAGCGTGTTTTTAACGTGCGATTCAATAAGCGTCCTCAGTTCCCGCATACGCCCAACACCTTCAGGAACTTCAGACTTAATTTGCCCGAACCGATATTCTTTTGCCTTTTCAAGATACTCCTGCTTCTTTTCTTCCGACAAAACCGGAACCAGCTTGTAACGCTGAAGCATATCGTACTTCAATGCCGGATTCTTGATTTTGTAAGACTTATCTTTTTTGTAAGCCTGAAATTCTTTTCTGAAATCATCGATTGCCTGTTCCCGGCTTTGCCTGATCTGCTCCTCTGTGGGTCTTACCTCTTTGGCAGCCTCAATGGCCTGTTCCCTTGCCGACTTCAATACCGCCTCTCCCCGGTATTTCTCATAAGCCGAAATAACCCTGACCACGAAATCCATTGAAAATAGGTTGAAGTGTTCAATACGCTGTTCGAGGTCGCCGTAAGAATTAAGTCGGAATGCTAATAAAAACTCCTCACCTGTGACCCATTGGAACTTTTCCTCCACCGCCGTCATGATATGCCTGTAATCTTCGCCGCTGGGAGCCTTGCAGCCTGCCAGGACGGCGGCATTTAGTAGGAGTGTCGTTTTGTTAGTCTCTGTCATTTCCGTTACCCTGGGGGCCAAAGTTGCCATTAGCATCCTTCTTTCGCTGCTCGTATAGCTGGGCAGCAGCCAGAAGCTCATCGGCTGCCTGTTGAGTAACGCGACCTGCGATGATGGTGTGTCCATTTTTGTCAGTTGATTTTCCATTCAAATTACTTTTTAGTTTTTGATACTCGGCTTTTGTATTTGAGTAAACAATGCCCTGATAATTTCCTAATATAGCCCTTTCCATTAATTCTATGGCAAAGTCTTCATCAAAGGCTGATAATTGTTTTAAAGAAGCCTGTAATGCCGCCTGGCTTTTGTTTTTCCACTTCTTTTCGTTTTTAAGAATATTCCATGTTTCCATAAATCTTTGGGAATCGAACGGAAAAATTAAATCCGGCTTTCTTTTTACATTTTTAATTTCATTTTCATTTTCATTTTCCATATGATTATCATATGAAGATCGTATGTTTTTCTTATGATTTAATTTTCCTTCCTTTTTAACCACTTTTCCTGATTTATTGGCTGATCTTGAAGAAACGTAGCTTTGTCGCCGGTAAATTTCAAATTCAAGCCTCTCATTAAAAAACAATCCGTTTTCGTCTTTTGTGAATTTTGAAAACACATCTTCATCATATGATTTGCATATGAAAATCATTTGTTTTTCTGAAAGGTGACCATGCTGATGTTGAGCCATCATTAACCTTATATATTTTCCGACCTGTTCATCAGTAAAAAATTGCGTACCTGTTGAAAAATCGCCTGTATAAAAAAGAAATGCGGGGTCTTTAGCCATTTTTAGTCCCCGTTTTTTTCACCTATAAAAATCTCCCCAATATCCGAAATCATCCAGTTATGGCAATTATCCATACACCAATTTAAAGCAATCTTAGCCAGCTCCTTTTCTTGCTTATCATTCTCATAGTCGAATGTGTGCATATAAACCAGGTTCTTATTCTTGTCCCATCCGCAAATTATTGTTGCGTGGGTTGGTACTGGGGGTATGGTTTCTATTGCCATAAAAAAAGAAAGCCCTAAAACTCCTGGAGAAGTTAAAGGGCTTAGGTTTAGTCGTTTCCGACACCAACTTTTGCTGCACTCCAGGCTGCGGCAAAAATTGCAAGAGTAAAAGTAATCATTTATTTGGATTCAATAGAATTACTTTTTAAAATAATTATCAATCACCACCCTTGCCTCCTCAAATGAAAAGCATACCTCCGCTTTATAGTTCCGGTTATGCAGGGCTGCCAGCCACGCATTTTGATTCTCCGTGCATTTGTTTGGCTTTACCTTAAGTTCTATGGCCAGGCCATTGCCGTTCCTGTTAGAAGCGAAAATGAACAGGTCAGGGAATCCGGACTTTGCGCCAAGCCATTTCAACTTAAATTGTTCAAACTTGGACCTACGCCCCTCCATAGGTGAATGATGGAATAGGACGCCTGGGTATTGCGCTGTCAGGAATCTAATCACCTGATGATGCAGATGATCTTCCGGGCCTAAGAACTTTTCGAATGGGTTTCGCCTCATTTGTTGTATTGTTTTATGACCTGATCATTCAAATCCAACAGAACAATCCTGTACCGGTCTTCCTTTATGGCTTTGATAAGCCGGTCAATGGCTTTCTTATTTGACTGGATTGATTGCTTTGTTTCGGACGTGAATACAATACGGCCGTTGCCGTGATCAATATTGGCGTAAGTTTCCCCTGGCATGTGGCCGGATGGAATGATGTTGAATGTGAGTTGCTTTGTCATGGTTGGTTATTTATTTGTTGATTGACTTACTACCTTCTGCAAAATGCGCCACAGCTTTTTCCATATCCTCTTCTGTGAATTGATACTTTTCTTTTGCTTTGTTGACTTGTGGTATAACAACATTTTCTATAAACGCTTCCATATTAGTTTTCTTATGGTCATTGGCAGTCATCCATGCTTTTGATAAAATAATCAAGTTCTCTTTCAATTCATCGCTATCAACATTCTCCCAATCATCAGGCACATCAAACAAAGGCAATTCACCTATCTTCTTTGAGGCGGCTATTACCTTTGAAAATTGTTCTTCATCAGTTTTGTTGAAAGTGATCTTTTGCGTAACACGATTGTTATAGTAATAATATTCACCTACACCAATTTTATGTTCATCAGAAATAATCAACCAATAATCATCTACTTTAAGTGCTGTGTTCATGGGTTATCCTTTTAAGAGTTCGGTGACTGATTTGGATTCTGTTTCCAGCTTTAAGTTTTCTATGTGCCTCATCATTATATCAATATCATTTGCAGTGAAATCCTTTGGTAGAACAATAACGCAATGCCGCCCTCTTTCCAGTGGAATATTAACTACCAGATACCCTAAGCGATCAACGAGTTCCAACAATCCAAATCTAAACGCCCTCATTGCAAGGATATTTACTTCACACTGCCTTTCTTCATCAGTAAAGGCATCGGATTTCTTCACCATTGCATAGTGAGAATTTATCTTCATAGAAACCCAAGCAAGGTCATCTGTGTTGATGTTTTTTGAAATTGTATCATTCATAGGTTTAGATTTACTTTTTATTTTTTTTCATGTAAAGCCCTGTATAAATAGCTATTCCATACGCTACAGCAATCATCACTATAAACAACAGAAATCTCATATCGTTATTCATGGTTATCCTTTTAATAGTTCGCTTACTGTTTGTTCTTCAGGATTGGTTAAAGTATTGGAGGATTAATAACAATCACTCTCTTGTTTTTACCCTTCACTAAATTTCCTGTTCTTTCAGAAATTCTGTCATCATCGGCATGGTCACAAATATTTTCATCATCAAATGGAATCAATTTCCCATTACGTGTATAAAGGTTAACCTCCATTTCGTCAGGGTATCCATTAAGAATTTGTTTAAGCTCTTTATTTTTCATTGTTAAGATTTTTTTAGGTCAGGAACAGGTATATAAACTTCTTTTGGTGTCATGGGTCTGATAGTTGTTTTTTAAGTCCTACAATAGTTGCTTCTGGAATAAATGTTGCGTTAATATGCTTATTATATCCTGCATCTTTCATTGTCTGCATACACTCATTCAACACATCAATGCAATATTCCAATGTGATCTTGGTGCATTCTTTGGCTGCATTACCTTGTCCAAATATCTCGCTTTGAGGATGGTTTGAATCAACGTATTGCTCTATTGCTTCTAAATGCTTTTTTTGGAGTTCATTCATGATTTTCAATTTTACACGTAAAAGAGAGTATTGAGGTGGTTGTTGGTTAGGATTGGTTTTACAAATAATACTCCTTAAACCTGGTCCTTTTGCCGTCCTTGTCAACAATCCACCGCTTATGAACCTCAACACCGGCATTTATAAGATGCCTAACAATGGAGCGTAAATCAGCAATGCCATACATGCCAGCCGTCACGCTGCTTAAATATAGTCCTGAGTTAAGCAATCCATACACTTTTGCGCATTGATCGCTTAGCTGGTCTTTATTCAAAAAAAAGTGCGCCTGATTGTCCGGCGTATTTTGCCGGATATCTTTTACGGTGAAGTCAATTTCGGATTGTATCATGCGTCGTATGTTTTTTCAGGGAAGATGCCCTGGTCGGTAATGATTAGCCTGATCGGCTCCGGTATTTCTTCCGGCTGCTCGTCGCCAGGGTCGCGGCCTGTTATGATGTCGTCCATTGCATCGTGGTTTATCGGTTGGTAAAAAAGCGCCTTTACTTTGAAAGGCTAAGTCACGATTTTACCTGTGTCTGACTATTGTTTAGCCACTCATTACCTCACAGGGTTTGGGGAGTTACTTACCTGGATATATCACTCCAAGCCTGCAAGCAGGGGCTGAATATCTTGAAACCAAAGAACAAAAGAAAGGCAAGTGATAGCTGAAATCCTTCATTTACTAACATTCCTAACCCATGAATAAACAAGCTGTAGTTAGCACTATCACTGCCTAATCTTAAAAAGAACATTGGCTGCTTAACCCTTAGTTTCAATTAAGGACAAGTCAGTAGAAAGTTATGTCCGCAGCCAAAGTATTTTCAAAGAACAAGTTCAATGAATCCCGGCCTGCCACCTGAAGGCTGCTGATTTTACAGAGCCGGGGAACCTAAAAAAAACTACAAAATGGCAATCTGTTCATTGGGTAATGGTATGTTAATTCCGAACTCCTCACTTGCAAACTGCCTTACCTGATCGTAGTACTCCTCCGCTTCCACCGTTGACAACCCCGCACTACTTTTCACATATTCAAAGACTGCCCCGGTTTCAACATTGACCTTTTCAGCTTTCAGGAACCGGCTTTTTAGAACCAGGTGCATTTCATCCTTTGTGAACCCGGTATATTCGGCCATCATGGTCACAATAAGCCAATAGTACCGGTTCTGCTGAACGCTCCTGTGCTTTCTTTTCCGGCGGACAATAATTTCTATTGACTCCCCTTTGAAAAACTGCCTAATCTCATTTCCGAACTTATGACGCGGTAACCCTTGTATGGCTCCGTCGTCAGATACCTTGCAGAAGTATTGCAGTTCAAATTTCATTTTCGGGATTCGTAAAAGCGTTCAAGCAAGTCAGCGTCAATGGATTTTAGGAACCTGGCAAGCCTGTTTTCATTAATCTCGTCAGCCGTCCCCATCTCCGACGTTGGCGGATAAACAGCCAGGTATTCTTCGTCGCTTTCCGGATCGTAAAAAGGTAGTTCCCATACAACAAATATGTCCTTGTTGTCAATAGCCCACTGCCTGATTGTGTCAATTTCAATCTTATCAAAAATCTCTTTGCCCTGACCGTCCAGGTAGTACAATACTTCAATGCCGTCGCTTGTGACCTTGTGCTTTATTATCTCATAACGCCCTATTTCCGGCTCTTTTAGTGGGATATATATTCCGCTACCAAAAAACGTATTATTGCTTAAGTTTGACATGGGTTTGCGGTTTAGAACGGTAGATCATCAACTAACTCCTGACTGTTTTCTTCGGCTGTATTTGGCAGATCAATTACGCCGGGATTCATGAGCAACTTAAACTCTTTTGACTGGCTCATTTTGTCCTTTATGAACTGCGGAAGTTTTGAGTATTCAATCGCGCTCCAACTGTCAGTATAATTCAACTCCATATTTGCATTCACCTGATCAGGACAAACAAGGCCCTTTGGCATTGCTGAGCAGGATGAAATTTCTGCAAACAAGTTACCTTTTTTACTGGTCTTGTGGATTACAGAAATCATACACGGCTTTCCAAGTAATGCCGTTATGTCAAAGGCTTTCGCTTCATCTTCTGTAAATCCTTTTCCGCGCCATCCTTCCAGGAACTTGCGCAAATTGGCTTTTTCATTCATTGAAAGCGTGAACTCTTTGGAAATAACGAAAGGCTGTTCGCCGTTTTCTTCTTTGAAAACTTTTGTCTCAGTAGGCAGCTCCCATGATATCCGGACCTTGTTAAGCCATTTGGATTCGCCCATTATGTTTTCTTCAACCGTGCCAATGTGTATCATCTGATAACACCGTGCTACATACGTTCCTGCCGGAACCGGCGTGTGGTCTCCACCGCCTGAATTTGTTGCTGTAATCATTTTTGCAGTTTGTTTTTTTTGTTAGTGAATAATTATTGGAATTTCTGTTGGTAATACTTGTTTTGAAAACTTCGTTATCTTTGCCATTGCAAGTTTGTTTTAGCCCTGCCGGTTTTTTGCATTTCCGGCAGGGCTTTCTTTTTAAAGTTTGGATTTCAGATTGTAAAGGATGGATTCAAGTTCGGCGATGATATCCTCAGCCGGGATTTCGGTTCCTGAACCATTGCGTAATATATCAGCGGCAATGGTTGAGTCCCTCCATTCATAAATAACAATCTCTCTAAAATCAGAGACGGCAAGGTATTTGGCTGGCGAAGAATTCGACTTAACACCTATCGGATAAGGCACTTCTTCAACAGCCATTGCGCCGGTAGTTGGGTCAAGTAGGTCCTGAATTGCTTTTGCTTCTTTTGTCATGTTGCATTTTTTTAAAGTGAAATTATTGATTGATTTCTAAGTTTGAAAGTTTGAGTAAAATAGAACTTTTGCGAGCGTAGTAATTATATAACGCAACAACTATCCTTTCATGCCTTGTACGTCCACGCCTGACAGCAGTTTCAACGTCGCGCGAAGTGATCTTCCTTCGTGAAGTGGATGCCATCTTCGCAACGATCACATTGTCCCCCCTGGTCATGTATTCCTTTCGCCTTTTTAAAATTGCTTCAGGGATTTTCATTCGTGTTTTATAGTTTATTGTTGCTTATTGTAGTACAAATATAAACAAGATTTTACCAAATGCAACTATTTGTTCATTTTTTTAAAAAATATTTTTTGCCCTGGATTACTTATGATGGTGCGCAAGTTCCGCCTCTATTTGGGTAGCATATTCTTTTATAAGCTCCACATCGCCCGCCGTAATTGCGTGTTGATGGCTGTACCCGATTGCCAATATCCCGGCAAAATATCCCTCCTTGTTTTTTAGTTTGAAAAGCCCTGATGATACGATATGATAAAGGCTGTTTATTACAGCCATTGAATCCTTATACTGCAATTCATTGTATTCGGCAAACCAATCATTGGCAACTAACTTTTCTAAGTTCCTTTGAAATATTGCCATTGGCTGATTTTGGAATAAATGAATAACCGGCTCCACGCCGTCATCGTTTTTCTCACATATAATACTCAGCTTCTGTATCGGCTCCCCGGTATAATAGTACCCTCCATTGTGGAATAACCATACATTCACCCTTTGCGCTTGTAGCCGGTGTAATAACTCACTACACAAACCATCAAGCCTTTTGTTTTTTTCAACAGCATTGGAAACATTGTGCGGAACCTTATCTTTTTTGTCAAGATACCGCTTAAGAAGTATCGTAATAACAGGAATACTTGCAACAGTTATTGGAATCAGCAAATGGTCATTTATCCACGCAACGACCTTCCATATATTCATTACTTCTGTTTCCATTTGTGAACCATTGCAAAGTTTAAAAGTATGTAAGCCACAAACTCCTCAATCTGAAATCCATGATTTTCGCGCATGAGTGTTTGTACAAAATCAAGCGTACAAAACGCGAAGTAATTCGCCACTGCCAACTCTCCCCACTTATCCAATTTCTGACCCAAAAGCATTATTATAGGAATCAGACATACGCGCCCGGCCATCGAACTATCCCATACCTCCCATTGTCGCTCAGCCTCTGCGTGTCGCCAAAACCAATGTACATTTGTCAACGTCACATCTATGACAATGACAGCAAGCCACCAAAATTTTTGCATCCATGAGAATTTAACGGTGTTTTAGTTCGTAAATTCCAAAACGCTTTAAACTTGTTTTGGCCTGGGCCTGGATGGCATCCCGCCGATTTGTATCGGGTCGCCATCCTCATTCATGCCGTTGACCGGCTCATTGTTCTCAAGTGCCTCCGCAATCTGGTCTTCCAGGTCAAGATAATCAGCCCGCAACTGATTGTAATAGTTTACAGGGCTATCATCCCATATCGCATTGAACAAATCGCCGTTGTCGCTTGTGGCCTGTGATCTGGCAGCCACTACCAATGCCGTTTGTTGTCTTGTTAAAGTCATGATAAAGGTTTTTTGATTTCAAAATAAGCTATTGAGTACCCGGGAAGGATCATCGTGTCCGCTGGGTTAAATGCCGTTGAAGTAGTGCTGGCCAGTGATGCGCACCTTCGCCCCGCCGCCAGTGATGGTGCAAAATCAATCACCGTACCATCAACTGATACCTGTGATGGCAGCGTAAGGTCAATACCTTTGCGATTCTGAATTACAAGCCTGAGCGTTCCGTCTTTTATGCCGCCGTAAATATCAACAGCCTCATCAATAGCCTGTATCTTGCAAGCCTTAAGCCCCTGGATGTACAGCATGTTTGCAATAGAAACATATTCAAAGTCAAGATTCGGGACATTCTGCTTTGAAATCCAGGCATTCATTCCGATGTAGCATTGTCCGATGTATTGAACCTGTCCATCAATGAGCGAATCAATGAAATGCTTTGTGAATCTGGCATAAGCCGACACGATGTAATTTTTGCCACGTATGATACCAGCCTTATCGTACTCATGCGCCGATACCTGACCTATAAACACCTTGCATCCGGAAAGTACAGACCCCGCTATTGCAGCCGTAAATGCCGGTAGCACATTTCTGATTGCGTTATCTATTTGTGCTACGTCGCTGTCAATATCTCCTGTCAGTGCCCACATATCCCATCCATGACAGTACTGCCGTATGCACCACTTCTTTTTATCAACCGGCTTTACTGATACAATCTCCTCCGCCCATCTTTTTGCTTTTTCCGATATTCCATTCTCTGAATGCCAGAAGTTAGGCGTGTCGAACACGTACCGGAACCTTTGCTGTGGATATTGTTTCTCAATGGCAGCCTGCCATGTGTAGCACTCATTGGCGTAGTTGGCCCCATTTCCCCACTGCTCCGGTCCTGTTTCTTCATTGAACTGAATAAAGATTGCTTTCTGTGGCAAAGTTGCGTCAATCTGCCTGTAAAGCTGCTCCAATGTACCCTTAAGCATATTGGCAATGATATAATTCTCCGCGCCCATCTTATTGCGCAAAATCATATGGCTATTCCAAAAGTCAAGATTCTTGCCGCCAACTCTGTAATCAGCGCAAAGTTCACCCTGCTTAATAGTGCAATCCACCGGAGGTATGGCATTCCATCCATTACCCGCTCCGCCTATATGCAGCCGGTCTTCCACAATGCCATAGTCGCGGCTGAATCCGCCGTTACCGTGCGAAATTGAAGTGAACCCCCCTTTAAGGAATTCTGTGAACCATGGATCGGTTTCAACGTCCACCCCAATGGGAGCCTGCCCACCTTTGAAAAACATATCCGTTGAACTTGTTGATCCGAATAGTCTTTTGATTTTCTTTTCCGATGTGGTTACGATTAGCGGGTCGCTCATTTTGTGGGACTTTTAAGTGTTTCGATTACCGTTCCCGCGAAGCAGGAAGCAGCAAAGATAAGTAATGAATCAAAGTATTGGAGGTAAGGTACGTCAATCCAACTGAATATCATATTAACAGGTATTATAAGGATAGCTACTATTAAAGCAAGCGCAGCCAGCACACGCTTCGATGAAGGCGTACCGGCTGCGCTGAATGCTGCCATTATAAAAGAACTCTTTACCTGTTGCTTAGCCCTCACAAACAAATGTGTCAGCGGGAACGTCGTAAGGTAACGGCAGGTCATTGCTCACCCATGAACATTCAACCTCCCATACAACCTCTGATTCATCGTCGTTCTGCACGGCTGCCTTTGGCACAATGGCCGCAACGCGGTCAGCCAAATGTACTTGCGTTTCAGTAACAAAAAACGGCTTCCAGTTGAAGTCCTTTTGAATGGAGTTGTAAAACTGAGCATTGCCGATATAGTTCGGGTCAATGAACTTTAGTTTAAACAGTGAAGAAATCCTGCGCTCATGAACCTGACCGTAGCCAGGGACAATCTTTGCAGTCCCGCCGTCAAACTCTCCTTGTGTGTTGGGAATCACTAAAACGGTTCCTGCCGCAATAGGACCAGACCAATCCGTAGGGTCTGTAGGGTCTGCAATGGTAACGTCTGAACGGATGAATCCAGCCGAACGAATCCGGCCTAATTCGATGTCGCCGCATACCTCACAGGCCGGCGTCGGTATTGCATTTCCGCAATCATCATAAATGTACATTGTGATTTTAGTTTAGTTGGTTAAAAAAAAGTTATGCCGCACAAAGGACAAAACAGGATTTGTCATACCTGGTCGCTATTGTGTAATTGATTTGAAAAAGAATGTTATTGGGCTTCAGTTTGTAATCCACGCTACCGGAATACTCCTGAACAAAAACCGATCTTGAGTTAAAGTTTGGGGCCAGTGCCTTAATTGACACCATTCGCAAGTTCCATCCACTTACGATCGTACGGTCTATGATGCGCGGAAATCCTGCAATGATAGCCGCGTAAAGGGCTTCAGGAGTAATCAGTAGCCGCGCACGATCGCCAAATACGATCATCTGCATCACTGCCGTTTCTGAAATTATATTCTGATCGCGTCCGTAGTTGTACTTCGCCTCCGGCGCGGAGGTGATTGATCCGGTTTTATGGTAAATGATAATTGGGTGAATGTCATCAATGCCGCAAAATATTTCTTCGTCTATATTCGAAACAATTACCGGTAAAAGTTCCTCACGTCCATCAACGTTCGTTCTTGGTATGTTTTGAGCAATGCCATAATAAGCCCCTTCCTGGTATATATGCCCGGATAAGGAGTTGGCGACAATCTCCTGATTGATGTATGCTATTATGTTGTCAAGCTGTGGCACCAGTGATTATTTTCTGTAAATATTCAGTACTAATTTCAAGAATCATGTCTTTTTCCTCAGCCGTCAGATCGTAAACATTCTTTTCAAAATGCTCTTGTACCCATTGCGACTTATCGGCATTTAGTGAGTTTTTAAACCCAAGCCCCCAGCGTCCACCCTGGCCAACGACGGCGGAAAAATCATCCTCCATCTGTCTGGTAAGGGATAGTACCACTTTTTTTCCTTCAAGCCTACCATACTTGCGCTCCCTTAGCCGTAAGTAGTTATTCTCATAACTGCCAATAGGCGACCCATCAGCGGCCTTGCCTTGTATATGTATTCGGTTGTGAACTGTCGAAATTATACCGGTAGCGACTACCCGCGTGAAGTTCTCAGGTTTGATAGCCTCCTCAATCCTCATTGCCAAAGTCCCCAACACCTCTGATATGTTTGATGTTATCATAGCCGGGCCTCCACTGTTGTAAGCTGAGCGTGACATTCAATACACGAATCAGACAGGTCAATGTCAATGCCTGCCAGGGCGGTTTCTAAAAGCGACTTCCATTCTGTATCGTAATAATCTTTCAGTTCCTGGGCCTGCTTACGGTCAACGGTCGTGTACCTGTTAAGCCGGTTTGTGTTAATCCGGAAAGCCATCGTAACGGCTCCGATCAAATACTGCAATGGCAACGTGAATACGTCCTTATTGTTACAGATGAATGAATTGTAATTGCATTGAATAGCGACAATCGAAGAAAGCCCCGATGTGCTGCTGCCAATTGTAAGATTTGTGTCTGTAATGGTAGAAGATAATGCCGCGCTTTCTGCGCCTCTTATCCTCACCGATCCACTTGCCCAATCGCAGAAGCAGTCAGCCGCTTGGCTGATGTCCTGGACGCAACTATCTACTAAAGTGGCGTCGTAGCCTACAAATATCCTGTAAGCGGAGTATTTGCGGTTTACTGAAATAAGATTCCATCCTGTGGCAGGGTTTGTAAGGACAATGGTATCAAGTACAAGCCCTGTGGTAAGGTCAAATATTTTTATGTTTACCGTCCCGGTAAATCCGGTGGTAACATAAAGCGAAAACGATTGAAAAGAAAACTGCTGAAATACTGAAGATACTAATCCGGATTCATTCTCAAAGGTCAGTTCGGCGGTGAAGCCACGCCACTTTGCGGCTGCCGCAACAGCCTGTGAGGTGTCAACGCGGCGCAGGAGGTCAACGGATTGTTGCACCGTCTTTATCCTATACCGCTTCCGTAATTCCTTAATGATCTCTAAGTCAAGATGTCCGAGTGCTGTAGTCTGAATATCATCGTACACGCCTGCGAAGGTTGCCTGATCAGCGTTTGCGATCTTATCAAGCATGTCGAGCGACATCCCCGGAAGCGAGTTTATGTAAAGATCGCTTTCAGGCTCATCAAGCCCTGCGCAATTAAGTACCCCTATCCAGTCGCGTAAGCATTCCATCTGCAATGTTTTTAAACAGGGGCGGGAAATCCTTGTCGGTCATCCCGCCCACTGTCGTCTTAGAAACTGTGGCTACTAAGAGTTGGTGATCACGTAACGGAGCGTTCCATTGTTGCCAGTCAACCGGTCAGTACCAACGTAAGCGTCGGTAGGAATGTTGATCATGTCGAACATCTTCGAAATCATCAATTTCCACCCTTCCTTAATTGCCTGCGTTCCTGCATACGGTGCAGCAGCGATGGTCGTCGGACAGTTGATGCGCATCAGCTTTGCATCAAAAGTGATGAAACTGAGTGGGTTGCCGGAAATATCCGAAACCGGAAGATTGATGGTGAAGTTGAATGAAGTCTGCTTATCCCCTGCGAACGGACCTTTGTATTTATTGTACGAAAGGATAGGGATGATTGCGCCAGGCTGGAATACTCCGATTTCATTTGTTCCCCATTCCGTTTGGGAAATAATGTCGTAGTAGTATTTGTAATCAGCTTCAAATCCGGCGGTATTAATGCCGTTTTGAGCGATACCCTTTGCCTTTTGCTGCATCACGTATTTATTGAACAGCCCCCCACCGACGATGATAGGCGTTCCCTGTCCTTCGTTCAGTTGGTAGTCGTCCAATATTTCGCCAAGCCCTTCAGTGAACAGATTTACGTTTGTGTCATCATTGAAGTTGACAGTTTTGGTAGTCGTGGCATTTGCCACGTTTGTTCCCCATGCAAGTTCCTGTTTTGCAAGGAGTATGCGGTTCATCTTCGTGAACAAAGCGTTTGCCGCGTTCTTAACAGCGTCCAAATGCTCCTGCATAACACCAGGTGCGGCTGGTGCGCCTACGTTCACGGTACGGCTGGCAGCCTCAACGTAACGTGCAATCGTCCGGTCGTCAATGTAAATTCCCAACTCAACATATTTCGTTATGTCGGTTGTGATTTCATTGTACCAGGGAACGATATCAGGGTCGCATGATTCGGTAGTCCCTACGAGGGATTCAGGGAATCGCGGCATGTATGAAATCCTCGCATTGCGGATATGTCCGTTTTCTTCGTAACCTTCATTGATTACGGTTCCTGCGAAATTGTTTTCGTTCAATGAACGAAGGAATCCGGGAGGAGTGATTTTTTTGCCTGGGTCGTTGCCATTGGCAACGTCGCCGAGGTGGTGTAGCAACGCGGATGCGTAGTTTTCAGCTACTGAATAAGCCATGATTATTTTAGTTTAGCGAGTGAAAAGATGCTCCACTGCTATTGTAGGCCAATGTCGGCCAGGGATTGCCTTGCGGCGTCCTGGAGGACTTGATTAACTTTCTGGCCATCAGCAGCAGGAGTAATGATTTTGCCGTTGCCTCCACTCGCGCCATTGGATGCCGCGCTGTTAGCCAGAAGTTTGTTCGTGTCAAGAACCTGTTTTGCGAAGTCGGGAAACTCCACCTTTTTATGAGCGGCATCATAATAATCCGTGCCGTCATTTTTTTGTAAGCGTAAAACGCCATCAGCTTTTACAACCCTCAACCCTTTAGATTGAAGTTCGTTGTTAAGAATTGAAAGCGATGTCTTTGTTTTCACCTCTACCGGCATTTCCTTTGGTAAGGAATAGTTGTACCCGGCAAGGTGACCTAATATGTCGTAATTCAAAAGTTCATTTTGATGCGCCTGACGCAAGGTGTCGGTTTCATGTTTGCTGTCAGCAACGATCTTGGCGATCTGCGCTTCAAGTGTATTGATTTTGGTTTGCAGTTCCGCTTTGTCGCCGCCTTTGCCTTCGAATTGCTTTGCGGTCAGGTCTTTAATTTTCTTTGCAAGCATTCCAACGCGCTTGTAAGATGATCTTTCCGTCTTCAGTTCGTTGATTGTGGATTCATCCAGGCCAAGTTCTGCCATTACACGGTCTTGCTCTGCATCCAATCCATTCATGTGAGTCGCTTTGAAATGCGCTGATATGATGGAATTGTTTTTAGCCGCTTCGAGGGTGAATAAGTTTTCCTGCAAGGGTTTTGAAAAGTCTTCCGGCACTTCGATAGCTTCGAGTGCTGGATTTTTCAGGATTGCTTTAAACGCTTCAGCGTTAATGTCTATCCCGCTTTTCGCGGCGAGGTCTGAAAGAAGTGTATTGAGTTTTCCCATAATGATGGGTAAAAATAGTTGTTAAACAAATTGTTTGCTATCTAAATAGATTTTATATTTGTGGTAAATTGCCACTAATGTGTTTATTCTCATTCAAAAAGATCAAGCATACGCCGAACGATATAGAACTTGTTTTTAGTAGCAGGGGTTTTTATTTTGTCAGAATTAATGGAGTGGCTGTGCAGGATAGTCTTACAAAAGACTTAGGAGAGGCTGAAATCTTCTTTGATGCGTATTGTGATCAAAAGAGAGGCACTCCATTCATCCATACTGTAATTAAAAAAGTTACAATATGATCCAACCCGCCAAAGATTGCCGCCGTCCAGGAATGAAGCTGTGGCCTAAATATGTCCCTGCCGACGTTCGGAAAATTGTGATAAGGAAGCAAGCGAAAATGATGGATGAGGCAAGTGGTGTTCGCAGTCAGGAAGCGGCTATTTATGCGATTATCAGGGAATGGGATGAAATGAAAAATAAAGTTTAAAGATGCAACCTATACTTTTTAGTAAAAAGAAAGTCAATGTTTGCAAAGTTCTTTTCATCAGGCCGTCTAACGTATAGATGTATCTCCCTTGCGGCCAATGGTAATATCTCAATGATGTAATTGATTGCCGTTGAAACTGTGTGAATCGTATTAGCCCGTTCAATAACCTTTGACCAGTCCAGCAAAGTAAAGCCTGCGACCTCTTTCATAAATACTTTTCGGTCACCACCGGATAAATGAACATTGACTTTGCCGGTACTATTGCTTCGAAAGGTTGAATTGATCAGATTGTATTTTTCACCGTCCTTTAATCCCAAGACATTATAATACAATTCATCCTCCTTTGCCGTGTCGCGCACCCATGAGCATCCGCGCCAGCCCTGCCAGTCCTTGCCAAAGTACAGATATTTTGATTTCATGCAGTCAGTAAATGGCAGTTTCAAAATACCATCAGCGAAACGAAGCGGGATAACGGTCGCGCCGTTTAAGTCATATTCATCCTTTCTTTCGTAGTCAATGGTAAGTATTGACTTATCAATGAATGTTATTTCCGGGAAGTGTTTTCCAATGGCTGCATATTGAGGGACCACCGGCACGATTATCTTATGTCCCTGGGAAATGAATTGTCGTAGTAAAGCAATGATAAACAAATGATCCCCCAACCCAAACGGCTGATTGATGATTAATACCTCTTGACGTTTTTTGTCTTGACTATTTTTGTCAATAGTTGTAACTTCAACAGGCTTAACAACTTTAGAAACTGTCTGTTTATCCAACATCGTTACCGGCTTCTTTTCCGTCCCATTCAAACAGGTGAACCCATGAAACCCAAACTCATTAGTATAGTATTTCTTTTCCTGGCGTCCATGCCCTTCGATACTGAATTTCCGTGCGGCCTCCTCTGAAGCATACCTGATGCCATACTTACGTTCAAGATAACGCCTGTAAGTCCTGCAAATATGGTGATCCTCAGGATGGGTAAGCCTTATCTGTGGATCCGTCGCTACAATCTCCATTAGTCGCTTTGAACGCAAAGAAAACCCGCCGTTACCGACGTTCATGCCGTCCCTATGCCACCATGTCGCGCCAATGTAGTCGAATTGCAAAAATGCGCTATCCCATGCCGCCGGGTTCTTTACATATCCGTCCGACTGGACGATAAGGACAAATTCTGTGTCAATGTATTTGTATAGCTCCTTTACAATGAAATGGGAATAATCTTCAATTTTATCAAGCGGAGCAATTGGGACACGAAAAACACTCCAGGCATCGCCTAATGTTTCTGTGGATGCCGACGTAATGAATTTATGCGCTCCAAACTTTATGCGCATTGTACATTCATTCATTGCGATAACTCCATCTTTAATCTTATCACAGTTGACCGTCACGAGCGTAACGTTTGGCAGGTGTAGTCTTTTGTCTTCCGGCTCAATAGGTTCGCCTAATGGCTTAATTTCGACCAAATCGGCGAAATTGGAATTTTCATCTTCAAATTCGTCAAAAATTGTCCCGCTTTGTGCTAATGTATGGGCTTTCAGCAAAAAAGCGTGATCATGCGCCGTGTGCATAGCGGCAATAAATTCATCTTTTGAATACGACCGCCCATTCATTCCAATGAAATTATAAATCGGAAATAATGTGTCCGCAATCATCTTTGTATTTTCCTCTAAATCAGGGAACCAACCTGGATGAAATGCTATGTAAATATTTGGCTTATGCTTCTCCAAATAATCTGACATCTGTGGAAGCAGCAACACCTCCCCGGCCTCAATATCAATTTTTATCAGGCACACTTCGCCAATGTCAATATTGTTTTCAGCGATAAAGGATTCAAGTGTCAGCGACTTTACTTTTTCTATTGCAGCATACTTGTTAAACCTTACAACCATGCTACTTTCAGAATCCCCAAACTCTCCTTTTGCGTTTAGATCAATTTCTCCATTGGTATTCCCAATGGCCAATTTGTGAACTGAAATATCAGCCCTATTGATTTTTACATTTTCATCCAATATTTTATGGATTCCTTTATCCGGCTCCGCCGCGTAACACTTTGCTCCAAGTTTTGAAGCGTATAAAGAAACCGCCCCATTCCATGCCCCGATATCAATAAATACTTTGCCAGGAACAATCTCTTTGTCGAATACATCAAATGTTTCTGGCTCCCATTCATTGCGTGATACACGGCCCCACCATTCGAAGTGATTTTTATCTGAGTAATATATTTTCTTACCCCTTACGAAAACATGATCAGCTTCATCCATTACAAAATCATCTGCAACGTCCATCGGCTCGTTTCCTGCGCTATGTCCCATACTTGAATTTATACCAATGTGTTGAACAACTGACGGGACGGTGCAAACCGCCCCTCCTGAATTCTTGCAAGCCTCCGCGTCCCAATTTACGAGTCGTTTCATTCCTTTTTCTAAGGCTGGCAAAATCCATTTTTGGTATTGGTCCCGGTCAAAGCACATATTTATTCCGCCAACTGATGACTTGATATTATACCCTTCACCAGCTTCGATTATAGGGTGTCTTTCGGTCCCGTTTGCGTTTTTTGTAAGGCAGTTGAAGCCGGTAACTATCTTGTCGGGGAACTTTTCCTTTAGGGATATGATCTTTTCGATGAAATCTGGACGGACGATTGCGTCACTGTCGAGATTCATTACGATGTCGCAGACTGGATTATCACCCCTGATTAATGAGGGGTAAAACAAATGTTCAATTCCTTTGTCAAGACAAACACAAACCCCGCTATTCCTATCCCTTGTTATGATTGTAGCATTCAATAATACTGAAGCGTGATTTAAAATATTCACAGTTTCTTTATCAGTGCTTTTGTCATCAACAAAAACAATTTCCGTCCCTTCAGGAATCCGCGCCGCCTTCAAACTGTCAAGGCATTGGCGCAAGTAGTCAGCGCGATTGTAACATGGTATTACGATTCCTAATTTCATACAAATGGATTTTCTGTATAAAGCGAAACGGGGGGCATTCCATTTCCTGCAACCTGTAAATATACTACTCCGGTTTTTGCAATCTCTTCTAAGTCTTCTTTATTAAAAGCCCATTTAGTAATAACAACCGGAATTCCTTCGTGGTCTTGCCCCTTAAATGCGCTTACTGACATACATTGCTCATCAGTCATTCCTTCCGGCTTGTTGAATGTAATGTTTGCTTCTTTAAATTCTATTGGTAGCATGATTGATATTTTAGTAAATTATTTCAATTAACCTTTCCCTTGCCGAATCACTAAACAAATGAAGCCCCAGTTTGTACGGCTGAAACCCTCCGGCATGATGCAGCACCTTAATCTTCTTTCCAAAAAATACAAGTTCATGATCTATGACCCCTATTGATTTCCAACTATCCCAATGTGACTGCTCGCCAAAATCAACCCCTCGTAAAGAGTTTTCTCCGGCTAATACCGAAACACCATAGTGAGTATCGCTATCAATACGATCAATAATTCCCCATCTGTAATTGTCAACAATGGTGTTCAATACAGACTGCGAGCCAAAAGGAAGCATACCGGCAAACTTCCTGTTTTCAGCAAGCCATTCTGAAATAAACGCTTTCGAAGTGGTTGCCACGAGTCCGGCATTGACATAAGTGTTTACGTCCTTTCCCGCTTGCGTTATTGGGTCGCTGGTTCCGGCCTTTCCATAGTCGTTATTGTTGCGCACGCATACCACCTCGTAAATTTCAAGCAGCTTGAAAAGCTCATCCAATGAGCCGGCAATAATACTGTCCGCATCAAAATAGACAACAGCATCAAAGTCACCTTTAGCCATCGTCCATTCCATTACAAGCGGATGCAGTGATTCAATCGGCATTCCTGCGCCTTCAATGTCCTTTGTGCCATACATAAATAAAGGAATATCATAGTGAAAGTATTTGGCTGACGCAATCAGTTTGTCGGCCCCGAAGGAATAGAAATACTTATCAGAGCAGTACGTGCAAAAAGCAATCTTCATAGAATTTCAATTTTAAATGGTGAAGTGCCTAATATCTCCATGACCAGGTCATAAGCATCCCTGCTTTGCAGTATCGTGTCACGGTCTCGCTGAAGCCCTACCAATATGCAGCCGTGAGTATCTTTTGCAGTGTTCCCTGCGTGAATGCGCACCCCTTCAAACCCTGGCACATTGAGCAACAGCGGCATCATTCGTTTAAACCGATTTGAGACGTTCACAATGCCGTTATATGTTCCTTTGGGGATGGCAGTTGCGCCAAATACCTTTACAGGCCGCTCCACGTCCTCAAGCGTGTAGCACACAAATTCGCCGTTGACAAACATTTCCCCGGCTGTACTTTGATCAGTTGACTTTTCGCGGATTACTGTTATTTCTATCATGGCAGTTTGTTTTTAAAATTTATCCATCTTCTTTCCAAAGAGGCAATCGCCATTAATAGTGTCTCCTATTTTATAATTATTGTCAATTTCATATACCCTTACAGGGAATATTCGACCTTCGTATTTTATATAATATAATATGCCATGATCCATTTTGGTGAAATCGTGCCTATCGTAAATAATTGCTCCTTTATACTCGCAATTTATATCAGAAAACTTTACGTATGATTTGCATGACAAATGGGTCATCACTAACAATAGGCATAAAACAATAATGTTATTTTTTTTCATCGTAGTGTGTTATAGTTTCAAACGACTTGATGTATTGGCAATCAAGAAAATTAATACTATTAATCCAAGCATCGCAAAAAGAAGCCCTGTAAAATTAAGAAGCGTTTTTCCGAGGCTCATTCTCTTTTCAATAACCGGATTGACCGTATTGGTCTGTACCATCACTTCTTTGATAATCGTATCTGTAGCACATTCACCAAACACCTGAATTGTATCATTGTGCCTTACAACCTTAACATGGAGCCGCTCTTTATCCATGTAGAACGTATCTATTGACTTCGAAAAGATAAACGTGCTGTCAGCCCTTACGGCCTCAATAACCGTAGTGTCTGATTTGTAGATGGTATCAATACCAACAAGTTCGGGATTCTTTTTGACCAACCGCCCAAGCCGCTGGGCCGGACTGCATGATTGAAGCAGGAGCAAAAGGATGATTATTCTCATATTGCGTAAGTTACCAATTACATTCCTTTTTCATCATAGGACAAAGCCATAAATAAATATTTAGTCCTATGCCAATGACGGCAGCGGCCCAACTAAGACATATTGAAACCAAAATAATAAATAGTCTTTTTTCAAAAGTCCACTTTGCAGGGTAGTTTATTCTTTGATATTCTGAAGAGTACCCAAGTGAATATCTTTTCAACAAAAAATATGAAACGATAGCACCAGAAAGCCAAATAATTAAGATTTGCATTTAGTTTGGTATTTAAAGTTAAATTTTTTCAGCAAAAGCGATGAATGAATTATAAGCGTCCAATTCGCTTACAAAAATGTTTTTATATTTTCCGGATGCGACAAAATAGTCCTTTATCATATCCGGTACAAAAGCGTTTATGTGTTTCCGGTTTGAATAAGGACGCCAATAAAGCTGATTCCAATGCGGGAGGTAAAGAAACATCACCCCGCCTGACCTTAAGCAATCCGTCCAATGGTTAAGGTGGGCAACCCAGTCATTTAGATGCTCAAGGCAATGCGAACTGAATATCCCATCAGCATAATTTAAAGGAAGATTCATTGCATCCCGCAAATCTTCATCCTTACAATTTTTATCAATTCCGATTGCGCCCGGGAACTTCCACTCCTCGCGACCATATCCAATGTCGAATATTATACCTTCTTTCAAAACTTCTTTTGCAAATGGAAGGGCAAATCTGGCAGCGTTGCCATCGGCCTGGAATGCCGGATAATTCACGCCTCTAAAGGTTACTGTTTCTATTGGCATTTGACAAAAATAACTATTTTTAGTATATTCTTATTTCGCTTTGTAGGCAATGTGTCTTTTTAAAAAGGTGCTAATCTCAACAGTCCCGCCGATCGCTTCAGCAACAATTATCAGCGTGTTTATGGTGCAATTTCTACCGGCCTCAATGTCAACAATGGTCGCCTGACGTACTCCGGTTTTTTCGCAAAGTTCCTTTTGAGTAAGTCCTGACGCCTTACGAAGCGTTTTGATAGCCTCGGCAATTTTCAATCTTGACTTCTTTGGATTTGCTGTATTCTTATTCTTATTCATTAATTATGGTTATTAGTTCTTTGATCTTGTTGCGCGAAACAAACTTTCTGTCAAGATACCATCCAAGTGTTCCGTTCTTTATTACTCTTTTCACAGGCTGAAGCCCCTTTTTGAAGACATCCATTCCCTGTAATGTGTATTTTTCATGTCCCCTAATTTGATATTGTTTTTCAGGCATTTGTGATTTTTTTATTCGTCAAGCCTGGTGTTACCTGCCATTTTCCCAACGACCGACAACCCAATCAGGAACAATTCCATCATTAGTTCTATTGGCTAAATCTTCATCCCAAGCGAAATTGACTACTATCTTTTCATCCGAACTCCAATCCCTGCCAAAATCTTCAATAGTCAATTCAGCATCGTATTTAGACAGTAATGATTTTAACTCCTTTTGGAATTGTTCAACCTTATCCTTACCCGACAAAAAAACGGCAGGTAACAATGGTTTTGCGTCAGGCGGGGCGACTTGCTCCGAACGAACATTTGTGGTTAATTTATCTTTCATTTTTCAAATTTACTTTTGTGGTTAATAATCCCGCCCGAACGCAAAGCCATCGGACGTTGTATGCAATGCTAATAAAGGCTATAATTATGCACCTTGCCACACTCTTGACAAAAATCTAATTCAAGAGTAAGCCATGTACCAGCTTTGTCGTCAATGCCAACTTCTTTTTTATCCCAGCATATTGAATTAACAGCACCACAAGCACTGCATACAACATGGGGTTTTGTGCTATTGCCGCTTTCGCAAGTCGGCTCAACTTTTTGTTCTTCGTTCAACATTTGTATAAATTTTAAAGTGACGTAATTCTATTTCGGCAACAGGCACAAAGCCCTGTTCGTTATTTGGTACGCCCCATTCCGCTTGTTCGCGTAACTCGCTAAGGTGATACAAAATAACATCGCGGGTTTTTGCGGCTTCTTGGGCGTGATAGCTATTTAGAATAGCTTCGTCTAGGGCTTTTTTAGTTTCTTGTATCCTTATAGTGGCTTGCTCGTAAGTATCGGCAAGTAAGGATTTATCGGTCGTTTCCTGCATTGTTTTTGTTTTTTTGTTAGTTAAAATTTTCCGTAGTGCTTATCGAATATTTTCCTAAATAAATCATGGTTAATATCTCGCAGCCAATATGGTTTACTGCCCATTGCCATACCATAGTCTGTTACATTATCTGGGTATATATGCAGCATTTCGATAAGCGAACTATAATAGCTGTCATTATCGAGCGTATGCCATGCACCGTTATAATATACAATTTCGCTATTATTGTACTTTCGCCGACGAAAAAGCAAATCCACTTCTTGCGGTGTAGCCCCAAATACTATAAGTATTTCTTTTATTTCTTTTTTTGTTGCCCCTTCATATTTGCAACAAATTATTTGGGTTAATGCTTCTAATGTTGGTACATCCATTGTTTGTTTGTTGTTTGGTTAGTTGCAATAATCTTCGTCAAGCATCGCCGCCTCAATATTTATTTTGCTTAAATCGGCATTCTTTAAGTGAGCGCCTCGAAAGTCCGCTCCCTTAATATTCGCACCACTTAGGTCGGCATCACTAAGGTTGGCTCGTTGCAAAATTGATTTACTAAGGTTTGTTTTTGTGAGCAAAGTATTTGAAAAATCGCTTCTATAGCAATTAGCCTCACTTAAATTAGTTCCGATAAGTGTCGCAGCGATAAGTGTCGCCTCAATAAAATCACACCTCCAAAGGTCGGCATAATTTAAATTCGCACCCCTTAAATTCGCGGCGAAAAAGTTACTGCCCATTAGTTTGGACGCTCGTAACGATACTCCACTTAGGTTAGCTTCTGAAAAGTCGCTACCTCTGAGGTCTAAATTAAATAGGTTTAAATTACTTAGGTCAAAGCCTGAAAAGTTTCGTTCTCCTGCCTCATATAGGGCGATTATTTCGCTTCTTGTGAAAGTAGCCATTGTTTTTTTTGTTTTTTTGTGAAAATTATTGTTTTTGTTATTTATCGCTTGCTATCGCCACCCCACCAAAAGAAGTTAAACATTTCCTTCAATCGGTCTTTAACGCCCTCGCCGTAAAGTGTGCCTAATTCGGCGGGTGACTTGTTACTTGTAATGTGTGTTACTAATCGTTTTTCGTAGCGGTATTTGAGCAACTGTGCCACTATTGGGTATCCATTGCCGTAGTACTTGACCTGTGGCTCTTCGCCAACATCGTCGATAAACAATACCTCTTTGTTTCTCCAACGGTCAAAAGCTTCAATGCCGCTCTCTTGGTAGTCCGTGGCGAACTGGCTTGCATCTAAGTAATGGGTGTACCCGTTGTGCAGGTACAGTCCGCAATCCTTTGGCATTTGTTTAATGCACTTTAAAAGAGTACTTTTGCCTACTCCGTAGCTGCCCACAATAGCAATACCTTTGGCAAAGC